ACATTGCCAGCGCTTGAGCGCAAGGCTGGGGAAGACAAGAAAAAGCAACAAGAAGTTAACCGCATGAAACAACTGCTGCGACAAGCAGACGGAGGACAGTAATGGCCTACAGCCCCATTGAAGACAAGTACCTGTCAGCACTGACTGCCATGCAATTCCCGGATGAGCCGGTTGAGGTGGCCATGCCAGATCAAGTTGCACCCGGCACCCAGCCCGGTGATGTTCTGCTGGCGGCTGGCCCTGGTGCGACCATGACAGACGCAGGCGGTGGCCAGTCTAGAGGCACCATCAAAGCCATTGAGCAATCACGCTTTGAAAAGGCACTAGAAAACACAGGCCTGACGCTGGAGCAGGCTGGCAAGTTTCTTGACAACCTTGGCCAGGTTGATGTGCCGCTGCTTGGCAAGATCAGTCTGGCTGACTTTGTGCCGTTTGTGGGCTCTGTCAAACCGGGCACGCGCAGCGTACTTGGCGACCCACAAATGCAAGGCACGCCGATGGCCTTGCAGCAAGCAGGCACTGGCCAATCTCTCACCAGGGGCACCGGCTTTGCGCGGCAGATGACAGAAGATGCATCTCTGGCCGCTATGGATATTGGCCTCAACCTTGTGCCGACTGCCAGACTCTTAAAGTCAGGCGGCAAAGCACTGGCCCCCAAGGCTGCTGAAATGATGCTCAACATAGCGGAGAAAGGTGGCATGCCAGTGCGGATGGGCGCTGTGCCGCTTGAGCGTTATGGTCAAATGACCATGAACTCATCTGCCATGGTTGACAATGGCGCAGCAAAATTAAGTGGAAAAGTCACTGCCGAAAAGAACTTGCAGTTGTTGCCAGAATATCGAGTCAAGGTAACCGGCTCATACACGCCAGATGGCAAAGGCCAAAACATTGTCAATGATGTCAACCCCAACAACTATCAAGATGTTTCTACACGGTTGGATGATTTGGCGACAGCATTCCCTGACCCGTTAAAGTCAAATGAATCATTTGCCACCATGATGGCCAATGTCTACAACTCCAATGAAGTTCCGATCCCGCCAAGCTGGTTGATCAGCAATGTCAACGATATGAAAAAATGGTCAAGCTGGTTTGGCTCTATGAGCAAAAACCAGATTGATGAAGCTGATCGTGGCTTTGCAGTGGTAGATAAATTCCGCAACATCTATCAAAACGGAACAGCCAAAGCAGACACAACCGGTACCCTGATGTTCTGGGCCATGCTTTCGCGCAGGGCATCTGCCTACCCGCATGAGTCTGGCTTTCTTGATCTTGCCGAGGCTATGCAGCCGCTTATCCAAAAGGCCGTGCGCGGCGAGTACACGCAGGCTGACATTGACACTGGTTTAAAAATGATCGGTCAAACGATTCCTGCTGGCAGTCCCGGCAATATGGTGACCAGCAACGCCAATGATTTCTTGCGAACATTCTTGCCCAAGATGAGCGAGAAATTGCCTGATGGCCGCACCAAGTTACAGGCACTGCACGATATGGTTGCCGATCCACAGATGACAGGGCCACAGATCAGACGCGATTTCTATAGCTTGGCCGAAGGTGTTGGCATCAAGAATAAGGTGCTGTCCTTTGCCTTGTTGGTGTCTGGCCGTGAAGATGTCATGGTGTTAGATCGTATTCAGATCAACCGCCTGTTTGCTGGCGGCGACAAGATTTATGACAATGTGGCTCATCTGTTTGATGGAGGCCCAGGCCTTGCCACATACGAAGCGCTAGAGCGATCTTTGGCTTTGCGCGTACAGGATCTATACAAGGAGGTTGGCCGAGCTGACAAGGCCAGCATTGGGCGCTACCACTGGGAGAGCTGGGTGTTATCGTCTGGCCAAGAGGTTGCTCACCCAACCCTTGAAACAATTGTCAAAAAGGCAGAAGGTGCCAATTTGCCTTTTGCCAATGTTCCGGTTAAAGAGGGCCGCACGCATGAGCGTGGCTTTGGCATCACCTATGAGCGCACGCCAGAAGGCGGCAACAGGTTTGTCTACGAAACGGCAGGCGGCGACAAAGTGGCCATGACCAAAAATGATTTGGATGAAATGTTCAAGCATGTCATGGAAAAGAAAATCGGGCTGCTAGTGCTGGACACGATCGCCGACCTGTTCGGGGGCAATGAAATCATCCGAGCACAGGTCAACTATTTCATCAAGGCGACCTGTGGCGCTTTCATTAAGCAAGCCAAAAACTCCGGCTTCGTACTTACCGTTCTCTTGCTATCTCACCCCTCCCAGGCCGGCCGCAATTCTGGCTCCGGTGAGAGCGGGTCGACAGCATGGAACAACGCCGTGCGGGCTCGACTGTACCTCACGCGCCCCGAGGAAGGCCTGCCAGAACAACGCGTTTTGACCCGCAAGAAATCCAACTATTCGGCATCCGGAGACGACGTGAAAATTGATTTGTTATGGTCTGATGGTGTGTTGAAGCCAGCTGTCGACAACAAGATTTCTAACGTCGCGATCGCCAGTATCGAGACTCAAATCATCCAAATGGTTGATCGAGCCTGGGACGATAACCGCCCTTACAAAGCAAAAAAAGGTCCGCGTTTTCTTGATGCCGCGATGGTCGATTTTCTCGGTTCGCGCGTCGATAAGGGCGTGATTATCGCTGCTCTAAACAACCTCAAAAACGAAGAAAAGATCGCCGTCGATCGTGTTGGAGATCGACGGGGCTATCGAGTTCCGTCGAACAAAAATGGGGCGTAACACAATGAAAAGACTCAACATTGCTAACCGTCGACGGATCGACGGGCACATCGACGGCGCTGGCCTGCATTCCTTAGCAATATCAAGGCTTAGGCGATCCGTCGATGTTGTCCCCCTACGGGGTGGCGGCGAGATCGCCCGCCGCACACCCTGGGGAGCCTGACCATGGCACAAAAAATCAAATCTCAAATTGTCGGCGAGTTCACCCCCCGCACGATGATGGCCACCGAACATTCTTGGGCCCGCTCGCCGGCACCTACATCGCCGGCCGCGCCTACCTCGATGGCGCAGACGAGACAGCGGCCGAGATGGAAGCGAAGTGGGGATGCGATCGCTTGCGCCTGCTCGTCAGCCCCGAGCTGCGCGAGAAGTTCGACCGCCAACGCTACCTGCTCAACCAGGCGATCTGGCATGGCGAGTTGGAAGCTGTGCGGCGAGAGGCAGGGCGGATGGTCGCCGCCTGGCTGGCGCTGGACAAGGCTGCGGTCGCCGCGGGCAAGCAACCGCTCTCACCGCAGGTTTGGGAAGTACCGCTCGAGGATGGCAGGGTAGCCGCGATCGTGCCGGATGACACCCACGCCCACGCCGTGGTCGGCGAGGGGCGCAAGGTCACGGTCTACACGCTCGATGAAATCGGACGGTTGCTGTCGAACTATCCCGACATTGCAAAAACTAAGCTGGTCTTCCCAGGTGCAACCATCACCGCAGTACGGCGGTCAGTCGAAGACCCGCTGAAGGCGATCCACGACACGAAGGAGCGGTTGGATGATCCGATACCGTTTTGAGCATCACACGGAAATCGAGATTGCTCAAAACTGATCAAAACTGATCAAAACTAGCGATCGAGGTTTTGAGTATCACACAAAAACCAAGGAGGCGTAATGCAGGTAGTTATGGCGAAACTAAAATCTGGGCGTCCTCGAAAAACTAATGTGCGACGTGACGCTCAGGGGAAATCTCGAGGGGAGATCGTGGATATTTCCGCGATCTTGAGCCAGCCTCACCGACGGCACGTGAAAGACCGTAACGCCGCCAAGTCAGAATTGCTTGGCTATCCGCTCGGACGCTTGCGCTTCACAAATCAGATTTCCGAACTGCAACACCGCGCCGGCAACGAGTGGGCGTTGCTCGTGAGAGCGTTCGCAAGCGCGAATGGCATCCCAGTTAGTTCGCCTCGCTCTGGAAGCCTTCTCAATGACTCAGGGAAGCCCGGGTATGCGTTTTCAGGAGACGAAGCTAGGTCGGATGCGGAAGAATATCAAAAGCGCTGTGTGAGTCTTAGAACGCGATACAACGCATGTTTCGAAAGGCTAACGGAATTGGGAAGAGCGCTGGGGCGGGATAGGAAAATTCTCATCGCTGTTCGCCGGGTCTGTATCGAGGAGCAACACCCAAGCGATGTCGAGCTTGGCGATCTTCGTGTCGGGCTGAATGCTTTGGCGAAGGAATTGAGGATTGAGGAGTGATTATGAAAATAATGCTTGCGGCGAAACTCCAAATCATTTATGGCGAAATGAGAACGTCGATTTTTGCGCCCGCCCGGAGATTTCCGCGGCGGGTTTTTTAATGAGAATTTCCTTACCGGACGGCGCAGAGCCAACTCTCTTCAATCATCCTGGCCCTTAGTGGCATCAGAGAGTTTGGTGCGTCGTCCGGGGATTATTGGAGATAAGATGAGTAAGGCGAAGGGCTATGAAATCCCGTGCTCTCCGTGGACTGCGGAGGTTCTAGGCGCGTGGTTCGGCACTTATCGGGGACGAAATATCCTGCATTACGGTCAGGGCCATCTTTGGTGGATTGCATGACAGCTGAATTTATCTGGCATCCGTTTCATGCCTGCATTCGCTAATCCAAAGCACGAGCGGTCCTCTTCCAAAAAGACGGGTAGACCGTCTGATTATAATTTTAATGTAACTTCGGCGATCTGTGTTCGGTTGGGTCTTGGCGAAAGCCTCCGAGAGATTTGTCGCGACGAGGCAATGCCGGACAAATCAACCGTAATGCGATGGCTTGCAACGCATCAAGAGTTCCGCGACCAATACGCGAGCGCGCGTGAGGCACAAGCAGACTACTACGCTGAAGAGATTATAGAAATCAGCGACGACGGAACGAACGATTGGATGGAGCGCAAGCGCTCTGATGGATCAGCCGAAGAAGTTGAAAATAAAGAAGTTCTGAACCGCTCCAGACTGCGCGTCGATACGCGCAAATGGCTCATGGCTCGCATGGCGCCGAAGAAGTACGGCGACAAGATCACGCAGGAAGTAACAGGTGCAGACGGCAGCCCGCTCGTACCGATCATTAACCTCACCGGACGCCCTGAACCTACATCTTCATCCTAGACAGTGGCAGGCATTCGAGACCAAGGCGACGGAGTGCTTGTACGGCGGGGCCGCGGGCGGTGGCAAATCGCATCTTATGCGTATCGCCGCGATCGTGTGGTGCACGGCTATCCCTGGGCTGCAAGTCTATCTGTTCCGGCGTATTCGGGATGATCTGAACAAGAACCACATGGAAGGCCCAAAAGGCTTCCGCGCGATGCTGGCAGGCTGGGTCGCGCAGGGTTGGTGCTCGATTGTCGAGGATGAAATTCGTTTTTGGAACGGGGCGAAGATTTATCTCTGCCACTGCAAAGACGAGAAAGACATCTACAAATACCAGGGCGCTGAAATCCATGTCCTGCTGATTGACGAGCTGACGCACTTTACGGAGACTATGTATCGGTTCCTGCGCAATCGCGTACGCATGGTCGGTATTGCGATTCCACCGCAGTATGCAGGACAATTCCCGCGCATATTGTGCGGCGCAAACCCTGGGAACATCGGTCACCTCTGGGTGAAGATGACCTTCGTCACTTCAGGGCAGCCGATGGAAACGCGGCTGATGCTGGCAACCGACGGCGGTATGTTGCGGCAGTACATTCCGGCAAGGCTTGAGGATAACCCAAGCATGACCGTGGATGATCCCGGTTATGAGATGCGCCTTGAGGGCCTTGGGTCTGCAGCTCTCGTTCAGGCAATGCGCTGGGGCGATTGGGACGTGATCGAAGGCGCGTTCTTTGACTGCTGGGATGCTGCGCGACATGTCGTTCGTCCTTTTGAGATACCTAAGGAGTGGACACGCTTTCGATCTGGTGACTGGGGGTCTGCAAAGCCATTCTCATTTGGATGGTGGTCAGTCGTAGGCGATAAGTTCAAAACTCCTTGTGGCGTTTGGTTACCGCGCGGGTGCTTGGTTCGATACCGAGAATGGTACGGCATGCAGCCTGGCAAGCCGAATGTCGGTCTGAAGCTGCATGCTGAGATGGTTGGCAAGGGTCTGGCCGAGAGAGAGATAGAAAAGCCCGCTTATGGCGTTCTTGATCCAGCGGCGTTTACCGAAGATGGCGGCCCATCGATTGCCGAGCGCATCGCTAAGGGATCGGGCGATAAAATATATTTCATACGGGCCGACAACAAGCGGGTGCCCGGCCGTGGCGCAATGGGCGGTTGGGATCAGATGCGGGGGCGTCTGGTAGGCGACGATGACGGTCTACCGATGATCGTTACGTTCTCAACCTGTCTAGATAGTATCCGCACGATACCTGCACTGCAGCACGATCAACTTAAACCTGAAGACCTTGACAGCGATATGGAAGATCACGCTGCGGACGAGTGGCGGTACGCCTGCATGTCTAGGCCTTGGATTAAGGAAGCGGATCGGCGTGTCAGTGATCTCCCGCGCAAGGCCGACTACTTCGGCAAGTTCGATGGTGGCGACGACGATGACGCGGATGATTGGAAGACAGCTATCTGATGGGTGAAGTTCTCCAGCTCTCCCAATATCAAGAACCGGAGGCTTCAGCACCGGAGATCGATTGGGACAGCGAACACGCGCGCCTTGTCGATAAGTTCGAGGAGGCCGAGGATTCCAGCCGATCAAATACGCAAAAGGCCGAGCGCGACGTCGATTATTACGACGGCAAGCAATGGACTGAGAAAGAAGCAGCAAAACTGCGCAAGCGCGGCCAGGCCGCGATCATGGATAACCACATCAAGCCCAAGATTAGGTATTTGCAGGGCTTGGAGCAAAGCCGCAGAACCGATCCGAAGGCATCGCCGCGAACGCCTCAACATGAACAAGACGCTAATTCTTGCACGGATGCGCTGCGATTTGTGTGCGATCAAAACCGGTTTAACCGGATCAGGTCCAAGGTATTTAAGGATGTGCTGTCGGCCGGTTGGGGCGGCTACGAAGTCGTCGTAGAGCAGCGACAGGGGAGCAAGAACCCGGTTGTCGTTATCAGGCGATGCCCCTGGGACCGGATGGGCGCTGATCCTTATTCGGCGGATGAGATGTATGACGACGCCAACTATAAATTCCTTGTTTTGTGGATGGATCGCGAAGAGGCGATCGCAAAGTACGGTAAGGACGCCGGCCAGGTTTTCGATGAGACCGTGTCCTTTGGACAATCAGGCGGATCGTTCGATGACAAGCCTCGAACCACGACTTGGGTAAGCTACAACAAGCGTTGGCGTGTTCGGGTCGTTCAGATTTACTTCAAGCATCTGGGAACAGATCAGGTCTGCTTCGCAGAGTTCACCAAGGGTGGGTTGTTAAACTACGGACCATCACCCTGGCTCGATGAGTACGGTCAGCCTGAAGACCCCTATGCCTGGGGCTCGGCGAACGTCGATAGAGACAACAACAGATATGGCGAAATTCGCGATCTCATCGATTTGCAGGATGGCGTCAATCATCGAACCACCAAGTTCCAGCATCTCATTTCGACGCGGCAGACATTCCGCACGGAGTCGGCGCTCGGCTCACAGTCTCCGCTGGAGATGCGTCGACAGTTGGCGAAGGCCGACGGCGATGTCGTTCTCGCGCCAGGGGTAGAGTTCGGTAAGCAGTTCGGCATCATCCCAACCGGGGATATGGCCGACAAGCAGTTCGAGTTGTTGCAGCAACATGAGGCGCGTTTTCTAGCGCAGGGCCCAAACGCCTCGTTAATGGGTAAGGGCGGCGCCGATCAGTCGGGTAGGGCGATCCTTGCCAACCAGCAAGGCGGATCAATCGAAGCTAATCCGGTCTTTGACATCCTGCACGACATGGACTTGCAGCTGTATCGCAAGATTTGGAACCGCATTCGTCAATTCTGGACCGCCGAGCAGTGGATCAGCGTTACCGACGACATGCAGAATGCACGTTGGGTCGGGTTCAATATTCCCACCACCGATGAAATGGGCCAACCAGTTATCGATCCTCAAACTGGACAGCCAGCGATCCAGAACCAGCTATCGCAGATCGATGTCGATATCGATGTCGGTGAAGCGCCGCATGCTGGCACGATGCAGGACGAAGAGTTCGGTAAAATGACTGAACTTGCGAAGGTTGTTCCGTCGCTTCAGCAATTGCCAGCGCAAGCATGGCTAGAAATGTCCAATCTTCGCAACAAGGGCAAGATCTCCAAGGTACTGCAACAGGCCGGCCAACCAAGCCCGCAACAACAGCAGGCGCAACAGATCGCTTTGGCTGGCGAAGCTGCAAAGGTTGAGGAAACCAAATCAAAGGTCGCTCTCAACCTGTCCAGGGCCCGTACCGAAGGCATGCCATCTGGCGAGCAGTTGCCGCCAGGCTTCGCCGCAGCACAAGCTGTTGCGGATATCAGGGACAAGAACGCCAGCGCCAACCATAAGGAAGCGCAGGCAAAGAGAAACTTGGCTGAGATCGGCTTTGCGATCGCAGATCACGGCCATCGTTTGCGTGAGACGCCCGCTTGGCAGGACCAGCAGCGTCATGAGCAGAACGCTCAGCGCACACCAGTTTAGTAGCTTTTTAGTACCGCCGCCGGGTCACGGGCGATAGCGCCGCCAGCTTCAAGGGCGATGGCCGATGCCGGGCCTAATCGGGCGTCCGCAACTCACAGCGATATCGGAGAAGTGCCAATGCAGACTTTGGATGCAATCATGGACTCGCGCCCTGTTGAAACACAGGAGCCGAGCGAACAGCAACGAGAAGACGGCCGCGATGAGCGGGGACGTTTTGCAAGCCAGGCTAGAGAGCAGGCCGAGCAAGAAGCCCAGCAAGCTCAACAACAGGCCGAACCTCAAGCGCCGCAACAGCAAGAGCCCGATAAGCCGCCGCCGGGGTTCATCCCCCAGCAAGCTTTCGACGCTCGAATGGCAAAAGCTGAAGAGAAGTTCAACGAGCGTTATTCAACGCTTGAAGGACAGCTTCAACAGACCATGCGCCAGTTGCAGCAGTTTCAGCAGCGGCCCCAACAGGCCGAAGCGCCGAAACCGCTACCGGATTTTTTCGAAAATCCAGATGGTGCTCTTGATGCTCGTTTGGAAAGAGCTCTTTCGCCGATCACTCAGTCACAGAGCCAGATCGTAGAAAACTTCTCTCGTATGATGGCGTCGGACAAGTTTGGCGAAGAAATCGTCAATAGTGCGATGAAAGACCTGACGCAACGCGTCGATGCAAACCCACAAGGGATGCACGCGACGTATTTGCGGATCATGAACAATCCTCATCCCTACGGCGAGCTCGTGCGTTGGCACAAAGAGCAGAGTGCGCTGAAAACCTATGGCGACGACCCGGAGGCCTTCATTACGGCCGAGGTCGAACGCCGAATGGCTGCCCAAGGCGGTCAACAGATTCAACATCAGTCTGCTCAAAAGCAACAGCCCCAAGCAATGCCATCGTCCTTCGCCGCTGCCCGTAACAACGGGCCGCGCGCAGCCGTGGCGTTCTCGGGGCCCAAACCTCTCTCGGAAATTATGGGCGGGCGATAGAGCGCCGCTCTATGAGGAAATAAAATGGCTGAGACTCGCGTTAATGCGAATTTGTCTCCCACGATTTGGGATGACGAATACTCGACTGAATTCTTCCAGTCTAATCCGTTCTCGCAGTATGCGGGGACGTCTCCGAACAATATCATCCGGATGAAGGAGGACTTTGCCTCCCGACGCGGTAATGGCATCACGTTCGAATTCATCACCAACCTAAAGCGGGGCACGATCTATGATCGTCAACCGCTGCGCGGTCATGAGGATGTTCTCGGCGAATACGGCGATAAGGTCTTCTGGCGCATGCGCAAGAAGGGCATTTCGCTGCACGAGCTGGATGTCGATCTTGCGGCGATCAATCTCCGTGACGCATCGCGCACCACGCTCAAAACCTGGTCGAATGAGGACGTAAAATGGGAAACCATTGATCGTCTCGGGGATGTCGGCGCTAACTGCGACGTTCCATTCGATACAGCAGCCGCTGCCGATAAGAATACGTGGGTGACTAACAACGTTGATCGCGTCCTGTTCGGTAATAGCACGGCAAACTATTCGGCCACGTTCGCGACAGCTGCTGCCAACGTCGATACCACCAACGACATCCTCACCATGGATGCGGTTATCGACCTCAAGGCAATTGCGCTGTCCGCAAGCCCGCGTATCACCCCGGTCGAAGTCAAAGAACGATCAAACCAACGTTTCTTTGTCCTGTTCGTTCACCCTCGCCTTATGCGGGATTACAAGAAATCGGTTCGTGTAACTGAGACGCAGGTAACTGTCGTCAAGCGAAACGAATCGATCTTCATGGGCGGCGACCGCGAAATGGATGGCGTGATCATCCACGAAGTCGACGATATGCCTGTCTACACCGGCATCGGTAACGCCGGCGCCAACGTTTATCCGGTCTATCTTTGTGGCCAGGAAGCGCTCGGCTGGGCGATCAAGTCCCGCTACCGCTCTCGCGAACAGGAGGACGATTACGGGCAGGTCGAAGGCCTCGGCATGTTCGGAAAATGGGGCATGAAGAAGCTTGCCTATTCTTCAACCATCGGCGGCACTGACACGACTGTTTACGGAAAACAGCGTGGTGTTGTCACCGGTTTCTATTCGGCATCTAATCTGTAAGGAGAAACGAACATGGGTGGTTATTGGAGTAATCCGGTTCGTCATCCGGAAGATACCGGCATGCAGTATGTGCGCCGGACCGTCACGTTTAACATGACGGATACGGGCAACCTGGCGATCGGAACCAGCCCTGGTATACCGATCGGCGCGCTGGAAGCGGGAGCTATCCCGCTTTACTGCCACGTCACCATTGAAACGGCATTCAACGCTGGCACCACGAACGTGTTTGTGGTGGGCACCGTTGACGACGACGATGGCTTTGCCACGGCCGCTGCGACGCTCTCGGGCGCGACCGGCTTTAAGGGCAGCCTCACGGGCGCTCTGACCGGTATCCCGCTTGCTGCGGATAAGGTTGTGTACGTCAAGTACACACAGACCGGAACAGCGGCCACTACAGGTAAGGCTGAAGTCGTTCTGGAGTTTGCCGTGAAGCGCGAGAATATCGGTATTCCGTTCCCGAACAACTAATGAGTTAGGGCCGCTGAGAAATTGGCGGCCCTTTCTTCTTATGAAGGAGCCATTGAAATGTCAGATGACCTATCGATTCGAACTCCATCGCCCGCTAAGTTGGGCGGGGCATTGATGGTCACCTACCACCCTGGCTTGGGAGATCCCAGTGCTGTGGAGGCTTACGGCAAGCGATTTAAGGCAGGTGAGGCTATTGAAGTTGACCCGCAGTTCTATGCGAAGATTTGGGGCAACCCATACTTTAGCATCAAAGGTCAAGAAAGCTATGGTGATGAAGGCCGAAAGCGTTCTTCAGCCGATCACATAGTTGAGGACGAAGACGACAATCTGACCTTCGATGAAAACGTGATCGCCAACCGTATGGAAGAGTACGGCACGTCCGATCCTAAGTCTGCTGATCAGATGCGACGGTCAAACGAGGCAAGCTTTACTCGTTCAACGCCGCGATCCCACAGTCGGCCGGTAAAAGATCGGGCTCGAGCCGAAGCCAAGGCCAGAGCGGAAGAGCACGCCGCAGAACTAGCCGCCATCAAGAACGAGCAGGCCGACGAGGCTAACGAAAAAGCTAAGCTTCAGGCGAAAATTAACGCCGCGCGCGCCGAGCAAGAGCGTAAATGACCAAGACGCGGGTCGATCTCGGCAATGCCGCTTTAGAGCGGCTGAAGAAGCTTGTCGCGGGAGAGACGGCAGATTCCGTCACCGCTCAGGCAATCGACGACCGGATCGATCCGCTTGTCGCTAATCTGAACGCACGCCAGGTGATCTACCTGGCTGATCCCGACGAAATCCCGGACGAGATGTTCGACCCGTTGTCTTTGCGGTTGGCGTGGGCCGCGGCAGGCAGGTTTGGCGTGCCATACGAGCAACTACCGGATTGCCAACCAATGATAACGGAAGCCGACTTGCGTACTTTGAGCGCCATCGCCCCTAACGACGGGGATGTAGTGGACTTCGAGGACTTCTAGTGACGGCTCTTCCGTTTCCTCTGCTATCTGCTCCAGGTAGGCATGTTAACGCGTCTGGCGGTCGTATCGTCAACACGATCATTGAGCAGCTAAGCGATACAGCAGGGGCAAAATACGTCTATTGGCGAGCGCCAGGCCTTAAATCGTTCGGTACCACGCAGAACGCAACACCGCGCGGACGGTTAGTGGTTGGATCAACGTTGTACACCGTCGTGGGGACCAAAGTTTATACATCGACTGTCGCAGGAGGGGCCGCAACCGCGTTAACGGGTACGTTGCCGGGCACGACAGGCGTGTTCATGGCGGCGAATAATGCGTCAATTCCTAACGTGGTCATCGTGGCGCCTGGTGATGGTGCATTCATTATTTTAGCGGGCGCAATCGTCGCCTATCCCGACGCTGATGTTGGGCAGCCTAATTCTGTGGTGTTCCACAAGGGCTTCTTTGTTTTCACTTATGGCGATGGTAAGACGAGAACGTCAGGGATCAATTCTACGTCAGTTGCCACCACTGACGTTGCGACCGCAGAAAGTAAGCCGGACACCCTTTATCGCGCGATACCGCTAGGTAACGGTCAGATCCTTTTGGCAGGTAGTTCAAGTATTGAGGTCTGGGGTGGCCAGAACGATACAGCTTATCCGTTTAACTACATCGCGACTATTCCTCGCGGGATCGTCGGCCCCTATGCCATTTGCGGTGATGAAGATGGTTGGGGGAACGGCACATTTCTGGCGGGCGACGACTTTGGGGTAAGCACCCTGAATGGTTATAGCACAGTTAAAATCTCATCCCCTGACGTAGATCGGGCGATTGAAAATACGGCAGACAAAACCACCATCCGCCTCTCAGTTTTTATTGCAGGTGGGCATTCCTATGTTGTCGTGCAGTCGCCGACTTGGTGTTGGGTATACGATGTTGGCGTGCAGACATGGCACGAGCGCGAAAGCTATCTCAAGTCATTCTGGCGCGCCGCCTATCCGGTGAAGGCATTCTCAAAATGGCTTTGCTTGGATACTTTGACCGGGAATATTCTGCAGATCGACGCCATGACGCAGGATGAGGTCGGAACGCCGCTGCGGATGAGGATCGAAACAGGGCCGTTTGGCGCGTTCCCATCTCCATTGGCGATCAACACTATCGAACTGTACCTGACCAAGGGCGTCGGTATCGCAACGGGTGTCGATCCCGTTCAAACCGATCCGAATATTGAAATCTCGATTTCAAGGGATGGCGGTCAAGACTGGTCTAAGCCTCGCGTTTTACCGGTAGGCCAACAGTCCATCACTTCGGGGCGGATCAGGTCTCATCTATGGGGGCACGCCGACGCTCAAGGCGTTCGTTTCCGCTTTGATTGTTCGAGCAACGTTCCGTTGGGATTTATGGGTGCTGATATGCAGGCGGACAAGCTGCAATAATGGCAGATACTCAGCTTCCAGGTCAGATTGAACCGATTTCAGACGGTAGTCGGCTCGTAACGCCCCTGTGGTTCCAGTGGTTTTCTTTTCTGCAAAATACACTCGTAACTTTGCAGGCGACGATCGCGACTATACAAAATACAATCACGACACTTCTAGGAACATGGACCTCCACATTTAATCCGGTACTTACGGCTGATGCCGGCGGTCCCCCGATAGGCACTGCTACATGCAGATATCGACGACTTGGAAAGACAGTTGATGTTCAACTGAAGGTCGAAATCACCAACATCAGCGGTTCAAGCGGCGCGCTTTACATCTCACTTCCGGTCGGTCCGGCGATCCGCGATTCTTTTCTTGCTGGTGGAGAAACTTCTCTGACCGGATACGCTATCAGGGCAAGTATTTTTACGGGCGAAACAAAATGCTCAGTTGCTTACTACGACAACACGACCGTTTTGACTGACGGCACGGTGTTGGTTTTGACCGGCACTTATGAGGTGTAAAGTTTATGGCATCTTTTCTCTCAACTCTATTCGGTGGCGGCGCTGAGCGTGAAGCCGCCGACAAGAATAGGGCGCTGTACCAAGATTACGGCCAGAAAGGCATGGGCTATCTCGATACCGGGTTCACCGGAGCGAAGGATGCGCTAGCGACGGCAAAAGGCGAGTATGCCCCGCTTTCGGCTCTGTATAATAAAGGGTCTGCTCTCTATGCAGATGCGCTTGGGGTAAATGGTGCTGACGGCGGTAAGCGCGCTACCGATGCATTTCAGACGGGCCCCGGATATCAGTTCACATTAAATACCGGGCTGGATGCAATTAATCGCCGTCGCGCGGCGGCGGGTATGTTGGATAGCGGCAACTCTGATTTAGACGCCATAAAATTTGGCACAGGCCTGGCAGATCAAACCTACAATGGCTGGCTCAACAATATTGGCGGCTATGACAACAAGGCTTTGACAGCGGCCGGAGCAATGGCGGGCGTCGATACGAACCTCGCTAACCTCTATCAAACCGATGCCAACAACCGCGTTAATCTACAAGGCAATGTCACTTCCGGAAATGCCGGGGCCAACACGCTGCAAGCGCAAGGCGAGGCGGCGGGTGCAAAGAACTTGCTAGGCGCTGGTCTTGGCGTCGCGTCGATGGCCTTGGGAGGTGGATTAGGCGGAATTGGTTCGGCGTTTGGCAATGCTGCGACAAGCGCCACTGGCATGGGCAATGGTGGCGGCATGTTTTTCAATAACTCTCCGTGGAAGTTCGGCTAATGGGTATCAAAGCAAAGCCGTTAGAGCAGCGTTTTCTTCCTAAGGTTCGCAAGCCCGAAGGTGAGGGCTGTTGGGAGTGGACGGCATATAAAAATAAGGATGGCTATGGCACCATTAGCTCCAACTTTCGCCCAAAGATGGCTCATCGAGCATCATACGAAATTTATCACGGTGAAATTCCTAAGGGAATGTTGGTGCTTCATCGATGCGACAATCCAGGCTGCGTGAACCCGGATCATTTATTTCTCGGAAGCAGTGCCGACAATGTGGCTGACAAGGTAACTAAAAATCGGCAGGCACGCGGGGTTTCACATGCAAGGCCAAACGCTAAACTAATCGAATCCGATGTGGTTGCGATCCGGGCCGCCAAGGGCTTTCGACAGTGGGAGCTAGCGTCCATCTATGGCGTAGGCCAAGACGTAATTTCTCGCATTCGTTCTGGTAAGTGCTGGACTCATATTTAGAGAAACATTGCATGATCAATCAGCTCCAATTGCCATCGACGCAGCCGTTTATGACTGACCTTAATTTGGCGTCATCGCTGTCGCAATTGGGGCAGACTTATAAGCAGGCACAGAAAGATGCCACGCGCGATGACATTCTTAAGACCGCAAATTTTGACGGAAGTCCGTCGTCGTTGCGTGAACTAGGGAGCAAACTTGTCCAGGCTGGCGATGTACAATCAGCTACGACGCTTGCAAACCTCGCGCATCAAATGTCTACCGATGACCTCGATCGTACTTATAAGCTTGGTATGCTAGGTCTAGAAAAGACAAAGGCTGAAAAGGATGCACCAGTACTCACCACTATTGGTACATCTGATGGAAGAAAAACACAGGCTATTGTCAATCCGAACAAGGGTACCGTTCAGGCCATCGGGCTACCGATGGGTGAGGAAAACAAACTAACCAGTGTTGATAAGAAAGCGGTCTTCGATGCCGAAGACGCGAATGCGCAGCTGTCTTCAACTCGTGACACATTGAACCGCGCTATTGAATTGGCACCGAAAGCATTTAGCGGCTACACTGCGGGCGTTCGCGGTTCGGTTGGGACGAACCTGCCGGGTGTTGCTAGTATGATTGGGATTGATCCGGAGGCCGCTAAAGCTACGACCGAACTTGACCAGTTGATGTCAAGTGAAGCCATCAAGAATATGTCGGCTACGCTGAAGGGCGCGTCAACTGACATGGAAATGGCAAAATTCCAATCCATCATAGCTAATCCTAATGCGCCGCCAGATTTGAAAATCCGTACAATCAAACGAATGTTGTCGCTAACTGATAGGCAGGCGCAGATCAACGATCTACGTATCAAAGACTTACGTGGTGGAAACTATTTTAAACCGGGGGGCGGTGGACCGGCAGGTGGGGCGCAATCTGCGCCGCAGGCAGCGAGTGCTGCACCTTCCCAATATGCGAAAGGTCAACGCGCTCAGGATGCGAAGGGGAATATGATCGAGTTTGATGGTTCCGCCTGGGTGCCTGCGAAATGACGCTTGCTGACCTGTATCGCAATGATCCTCCGGCCACGTTTATCGACCGTCCAGACGTTACGCCGACAAGGCGCGTGTGGGGCGATGCTGAAGCGGAGTCGGCGGGGTTGTACGAGCCTAAGGTCGCGATGCTGCCAGCAGGGTTCAAGTTAATAAATGCGCCTGAAAAGGCAGCGACTAGCGCGGAATTGCCTGCAGGGTTCAAGTTGTTGGATGCGGAGCCAAGTCCAAAAGAAAAGTTGGCGCAGGGTCTAAGTAACGGAAAGAATGCTGATGCTGAAATTTACAAGACGGCATCCTTTCGGACAAATCAGGGCGTGCCGGCGGCTGGTATGACAGATGCTGCAATCAATGGTGCAACGTTCGGTTTCGGAGACGAGATTAGCGCTGCTGCGCGTGCTCCAATCGATATGGCAATCCGTGGTGAAACATTCGACGAGGCCTATCAACATAACGTAGCTGCTGAACGTGACCGCTTGGATCAATTCCGCAAAGCCAATCCAATCAAAGCTGCGACCGCAGAGTTTGCGGGCAGCATGGTCGCCCCTACCGGATCTAGTGCTATCCGCACAGGCGCAATCATGGGTGGCTTGCACGGAGCTGGGAATAGCGAAGGAGACGTGACGCAACGTGCGGCGGACGGCGGAGTTGGTGCGGCGGTAGGCGGCGCTCTCGGAGGGGTGATCAGTGGGGCAACGCGTTTGCTTGGTGCTAAAGCACCTTCTGCGACGCCGTCCATCGCTGAACTAAAGGCCGCCGCCAAGGAGGGGTATAACAGTGAAGCAGTCACTGGCTTTGAGCTTGCGCCGCAATCTCTTCGCGACGCGGCAGGTCGCATCCGCGCATCGCTGGACCAAAGTGGTTTCGATGATGTGGTGGCGACTAAAGCTCACGGTATCTTAAAGAAGTTGGAAACTATTCCCGATGATGCGGTAACCGTCACGGGGCGCAATCTACATTCGTTGCAGAAGACGCTCGGCAAAGCCGCAGGATCAATCGACCCAACCGAAAAGGCGGCTGCTGGCATCGCCTTGAGAGAGTTGAATGGATATCTCGAAGCGGTCCCTGCCAACGCTGTTACGCGTGGCAGCGCGGACGACTTCACGCGCGTTATGAAGGACTCAAACGCTAATTATTCAGCGGCGATGAATTCTGGGAAGATTGACCAAAAATTAGTGCAGGCTGAAATTAGGGCCGCTGCCTCTAACTCGGGAATGAATGTTTCGAACACCATCCGACAGCGAATGGCGGATATAGGCGCTAATCCAAAAATGCAGCGGGGCTTAAGCGCAGAAGATATCGCGGCCGCACGCCAGATTGCAGAAGGTACAACAACTCAAAACCTGATGCGTAAGGCTGGAAATATTATGGCGGGCGGCGGCGGCATTGGCGCTGCGATTACCGGCGGTGGCGGTTATGCAATTGCTGGGCCGGCTGGAGCTGCCGTTCCTGCGGTTGGTTGGCTACTTCGCTCGGTTGGCAATAAGATGACCGTCAATCAAGCACAAAAGCTTTCTGAAGCGATCCGCTCTCGCGCTCCTTTAGCCAGTGCATCGGAGAAATTTGAAGAAAAAGTTGCTCAGTTTCAGCAACAACGAAATGCCAAGAATGCCGCTGCAACTGCGATGGCGGCTCGCAACCTTGCCACCAATCTACGTGGCTCGGGCTTTAATGTATCGACTAGCGACCTGATGCGGTCTCTCCAAGCGCCGGCACCAAGCCTCGCCGAAGAACAATAGCCAAAAATTCCAAGGCCACCAGGCCAGTAACATCACTGTTACGTAATAGGTCGTTAGAATTATTTTTGACCTAGCAGTCATTTTGAAAGTGATGTCCGTATTCTTTGAGAAATAATTCA